GGAATTCCTTGAAGATATTTCTTTTTAAATTCTTCTACAAACTGATCTGCGGTAAGATCTATATCACGAGTAGAAAACAGATTTCTTGTTTTATTAGTTTGCTTACCTGTTTCCTCCATCCATTCATAATATGCCTTAACAAAGGCAATAAAATTTGGGCCTTCTTCACGATAGAAAGCAGGAAATTGCTGTTCGATGAATGTTGAGATATATTCGGGTGTAGGTAACATTATACTTTCGTAACATCGTTCATTGTGATAGATATGTCTGTTGATTCTATAATCAAGAATTTGTTCTTAATTGAATAGATATCATTTCCTTTAGGAATTCCGTATATGTTAATATAGTTTCCTGTGTAGCTTTTTACTGTTGCTGTAAATAAAATATCACCTGTAAAGTAGTCAACAGTTCCTATGCTTCCTTGCAAAATAGTTCTAGTACTTACACCTGAAATAACTTGGTTAGTATATATATTTAATACACCTAGACCATCATCGCCAATATACGCAACATAATCTTGCTCATCAGTATGGGTGTATGTGAAAAAATCTGTTGATAGTGATTGCTCATGTCCTGCAGGAATAGAATAGAAAACTGTTTCATGGGCAAGTTCATTATCAAAACTATAAGATAGTGTTGATTTAATTCCGAGTTCTGGGTTCCATCTTCTAATAATATTAAGCTTTGTTTCATTGCTTGTAATAGCAGGATCTGAATTATCTATGTCAGAAATCATTTTTGAATATCTTAAATCAGAACCAAATTCTGTAAGATTTGTTAATCCATAATTAATTATTGCAGTTTCTGCTAGAGCCTTTAATTGTGCAGAACTTTTAGATGTTAATGAAGAATTATAATTTACAGTTGATGTAATATCAATATAGAAAAACTCCGGATCAATAACAATAGGTTCTGTTGTAAGATTTTTTAATTTTAAATAGTTAACAATATTAACCTTTAATGCATCAGAAATTAGTCCTACTGTTCCGTAAGGTTTAACTGAAATTGCTACTCTACCATATTGTGGAGGAATTAATTCTTCTCCACCGTAAGCATTAACTGCTTGTAACTGTGGGAACTTTGCTTTTGTTAATGCAATATAATCTTGTGCTGTAACTGATCTTCCTTGTGTTGGGAAGTAACGAGGTGCATTAAATTTAATAGAATCAATAGATTCTCTATCTGAACCTTCTGCAGATGCTTTTACTGTTGATACAGCAATGCCTGTATAAGAATTGTTATTAACATCTATGAATCCTGCACCTTTCTTGAATACGAAAGATCCGTTGCCTAGTTCGCCAATAGTATCTCTATATTGCACTTTAATAACATTACCATTAGTTAACTGTCTACCTGTAACATCATTGCCAAATGTGATTTGATATTTAGTGTCTGCATATCCCTGCATGAAGTAAACATTGGATGAACCGTCCAATCCAAACAATGATTCTGCCATCGTATATAGATAAGACGTTTGACTTGTTGCTGACTCATAGACATATACTGTCACAGAACGTGTATCAAGATTTTCTGATTGTAGAGTAAATGTATTTGTGTTTGCAGATACGTTAAAGTATTCTTCAACTACAGAACCTTCATAAATTGCAACATTTGCTGCAGCATATACACCATTTACAGGTCTAATAATGATATCATCCGGAACAGTGTAATAAATTGTTGTTCCATTTAACTGTGTAGAAAATGCATAGAATTTTGGAATGGTGATGTAGTCAGGAGTGCGAGTTCCAGGATCGACTGAAATATTGATATAAGCAACAGCAGATGTCTTTGAACGTGGAAGATAATTTAATTCTTTAGAATGTGATACAGCAGATTCTCTTAATTGAGTAGTATCCAAGAACATTTCTGATCCTACCATGTTTAGGTAGAATGAATTGAGATATGTATTATATGAAAGAACGTCAAGCAACACATTGAAGTTTGATGCTTCAAAGTTATAATCTGCAAACTTATCTTGTGACTTAAGATATGTAATCAAGTTAGACTTAATAGCAGTAAAGTCTAATTCTGTTGTTGATAAGAATCCTGTATTACTTGCCATTATTATCTTACTCTAGTTAGCATGGTCGTGAATGTAGTTGGATTAGGATTATTTATTGTTGAGAAGACCACAGTGATAGCATATGCATTCTGATCTTCACGAGGTGTCACGACTACCTGAATTAAATTAGCTCTTGGTTCAAAGTTCTCAATAGAGATCTCAACTTGTTTTTGAATGATGTAGGCAGTATTGTTTGTGATATTTTCAAACAGTGAAGCACGAATTCCGCCACCAAAATATGGAGCAAAAAAACGTTCGCCGGGATCTGTAAACAAGATATTCTTGATAGCGTTCTTAATTGAATCTGTATCTTCCAACACATAGAGATCTTTGCGAACCGGATGGGCGTCAAAGTTAATATAGAAATCTTTATATCTTGCAGATTGGCGTTGGGTTTGTATTGTCATAATAGTATTTATAATGACGTAGCGCAAACAGAAAGGTATTGAGGGTTATATCTTTGCACTTCATTGCCAACACTTGATGCTAGTTTCCATCCATCGTTATGAATAGATGTTGGGAAAGGACTTGTTGTATCATCAACAATAACAGATGCCATAGCAATCATAAACGGAATAGAATTATCTGATCGTCTTGCTTCCATAACAGAATTTGTTGGAACATTAAGAATATTGCATAGATTGTTTGTTTTTGTATTAATGATATCTGCAATAACACCTGATGTTGGAGCAATAGGTGAGCCAATAAGAATTCTTGAAACCATGTTAACCAATGATGTAGATCCGCCCATTGATGCATGGTTTTGCATACCAAAGGATGAGACACCCGCACCGGAAGGATTATTTGGGAAAGCACCAATTCTTTTACAGAACATCTGATCCATTGCACCATGAGCACCCGGCATCTCACCAAAGAATGCTTTACCTGCATATGATGGCGGTTGTAGTTGTGGGTTCTTATATAAGACTGATGGGGGTATGCGCTGTCCAAGTGTTAACTCAGAAATAATTCCTGAAGGTGATGTTCCCCCTAATTTTGCCATTTGCATCCCAGCAGCCAATCCAATGTTTCCAGGACTCTTAATTGCATTGACTAAACTTAAAATGCTATTTGCTGCAGATAGCAATGAAGCACCTTGAGTCGCAATCTTAATCATGTTTGTTGAGATGTCACCTTTCTTAACAGCAGATGTTGCAATATTTGAAATACCGGAAACGCTGTCTGTCAATCTTTGAATATCACGGATCGTTCTTGTCAATGACATAAGAGGACCCGCAATATTCATCATAGAAGAAACACCAGACATATTGATTGTAGATACTGTTGCGCTAAGATTTGTATTGATATTAGACATGTTACCAGAAATTGTTGGCAACTGACTCAACGCTGCTTGATATGCAATCTTACCTAGAGGTGTGTCTGGTAATGATGGTAGTGCAGGAAATAATGAAGTCAATCCTACAGTTGTAGCAATATCTGAGATAACATCTGTAATTTGATTTGTTATGATTCCCACTACAGGAAATTGTCCAAGTGCAGCATTAAGCAAATTGCCTCCAACCATTGTTGCAGAACTTGCAAGACCAGATATCGCCGCAGCATTTTGTGCCGCTGAATATGCACCGCCCAATGCATCTACATTTCCAGAAATCATTGCAAGATTCTGTAACGAACTGAAAGGACTAGATTGGTGATCCATTGCATAAATTGCATTGTATTTTTTACTGTATTGAAAATTGACTGAAGCAACACCGTTAGCAAGATATCCGACTTTATAAAGATTTTTTAATGTTAATATTGCTACTGGTTCTCTAACAAGGTTCGGATTTTCTAATTCTCTAATTCCAACAACACAAGCAATATGATAAAGATCTGTAGGATTATCTATTGTAATGAGAATATAAAGAAATTCTTCTAATACATCATACGGAACAATGCCTAGTGATGCAAATTGTCTTGCTTTAGCTTGTAATAGTTCTTTTTCAGGATCATACAAGAAATAATCATAATATTTTTGTCTTTGTCTTGACGATGTTGCTTTGATTGCTGCAACATTTCTTGCAAGTGATGTAATATTTGCAGCCATATTAACTGCCATATTGAACGCTTTATCTTCATTTGTCAATGACTGATCGCCAGCAAATCCTTTTTCTTGTAGATAACCCTTTTGCTTCAAGGCAACCATATCAGGACTTAATATAGTTTCAGAACCACCATTAGATGTTTCAGGTGGTGTTGTTTGTCCGCCAGAAAATGCATTAGTGAAATTGCTTTGTCTCTGTGCTTCAGAGTCAATTTCTTTTGGTTGTGGTATTCCTTGATCATCGAATGTCTGAACAAGATCAGGAGGTGCAGGTGTTCCCGGATTGTCTTGAATCTCGATATTAGAACTAGGTGCTTCTTCAATAACAGGAGCAATACCTGTTTCAGGATACTTAGTAAAGTCTAATGATTGATTATAAGCATCAATCTCTGCTTGATTAACGTTATTATCACCCATGTTATGCTAGCCCCATTTTCTTAAGACCTTGAACTGCGTATGCTAGATCTAATCCATCTTTTCTTGTGTTACATTTTGGATCTTGACATGTCCAAATTGTTCTTGCACCAGATTGTCCTTCGGGTGCTGCTTCAATATGCATATGAACAGTTCCTGCATGATTTGCTTCTAAGAATAATCTATCGAAAGCAACATTTTCTTGAACCCATTTAGCACATTCTGCTGTCTCTGCAAAATTACGAGATGCTGATGCAATATCAACTGCTTTGCCTGAATAATGTCTTGAACCGCCAGAACCAATACGAAGATAATCCGTGATCTTCATCTTGCCACCCCATTGTCTTAAAATAGGATCAAGTACATTATATGAAAGATGAGCAGCATTCTTTAAAATTTCTGCTCTTGACAATCCGTTGTTTGTTGCACCACATCTCATTAATCCAGGCAACATACCAACAGTTACAACACGAGATAGTTTGTCATTAGCATTTTGAACTGATGCAGGAAGAGGTGACGGATTCTTTTCACCTTTTTGATTATTGTTTGATCCTTCATAATCCTTGTTTGAAGAATCAGGAATTGCTCCTGCTGACTCACCCATCTTTGTTGGTGAACCTGCGCCCTGGTTTGGTTGTGCTCTTGCTTTTGCACGTGGGTTTGGTGTGCCGCCTTCGTTCTCATAACGAGACATTTCTTCAGCGTTCATTTTCTTTGCATTAAGCGGGAAATCAGGTGCTTCTACTTCTGTTGTCATAGTGTTTAAGATTGTATTTGCATCTGGGAATTCAGCAGCCTTTGGTGACATAATAGTTGGTGTTGCACGAGGATCGGTGATCTCAACCGTTGTTGGTCCTGCAGGTGATGCAGCACTATTTGGACTATCAGCATTTACTGTAGTTGTTTGACCTGCCAATACACGCCAATTTGGTGTTGATGCATGAATATTGGTTGATCCATCTAAGTGAATTGATGGAGCAACTTGACGATTTACTTGAGTCGCATTGACTGTTGTATATTTACCTTTAATATCAAAGTTTTCCGTAGCATTAAGAGAAACGTTTGCAGAGTATATTTGCAAATCAGTTGTGCCTGACAAAAACATCTGTGCTGCTCTTAGGTCAATCTGACCTGATACGTCAAAATGTAAATCGCCAGGAGAACTAATGATAGCATTACCTTTTGTTCTAAAGGCAATGTTTTGATTTGACTCAAGTGTTGTATCTTCTTTAGAAACTGTATAGATTGATTTCTGTGAAGAAAGGTGTAAATCATCTTTTGCTAATAAATTTAAACTACCTGTGTCAACTTCAAATGCAGATGCTTCTTTTGCTTGAATGTCAATTGCACGCTGTGAGTTTAATTTCATATCATCATTAGCACGAACTTCAAATGTCTTACCTGTGTCAAAGCGTGTCTGACCTACAACCTGTGTTCTCAAATCACCAGCAATCGTTGTTCTTTTGATGCCACCAATTGTCTCAACAACATCTTTAGTTGCTTCAAAGTTTAATGTGCCGTCAGACGAAAATGTTGTTGCACCATCAACATTGAGAACATAGTCGCCGCCAACGTCCATATATAAATGTCCGCCAACATTGAATTCAAGATTACCCTCTGTTTCAACAGTAATGCCTGAGCTTCCTTTAATAACAACACGCTGTCCTGCAGCAATGACGCCATCACCTTGAGCGGCATTTAATCCGAATCCTTTAAGTCCTGCTGGCATCAAGAAGATAGCACCATCGGCATCGATCATAATTGCCGAACCTGTATGATGCACTATTTCGATTGATTCTGAACCTGCAGATCCGTTAATATGAATCTTGTTTCCTGTTGGTGTAGAAAACCCGTGTGAATCTTCTGCACCAGATGCTAATCCTGAACCTGTTCCTGTTCCGGCAAAAGGTCCTGAGAATGTCTTTTGAACATCTGATTGATGAACCGCACCTTCTTTGACAGACACAGCAAATGTAGGAATACGAGGAGTAGCATGTTGAATCTCAGTCCCACCCGGACCTAATCCGTTAGCTTCAGGATTCGTTATTGCTTTTGATTCTTTATTATTTAAATTAAAATCGCCTAGTGACATTTATTTTTATCCACAATAGTTTGAGTAAGTATTGGTTACTAAAAAGTCAAGTATTTCATTATCACCTGCAGATAACTGTGCCTTTACTGTTACTTGTGATAGTTCTCTTAAAATTTCATATATTGAAATTTTCTGTCTCTGAGTGATGTAAAAACTGTAAGGTCTATATTCTTTTTCATTTACAAATGTATCTATGCCGCCAACAATAGTGATTGCTGCAGATTCACCTGATGATGCAGAAACTTCATATATTGCTCCATCAATATCAATTACATAGTTTCCGCCCAGTCCTTGAATATTAACTTTCGTTCCTCGAGGATCGCCAGAAGTTTTAAAATAAAGATTTTTTGCTTGTGCGACTTTACCTGGACCTACTTTATCCATTATCTAGCCTCATATTTTAGTTTAGACATACAATCCATTGTGCCTTTAAGGCGCTTATTATATTCAGGATGTGAGCGATCTGCTGCCCATACATTACCTTGCTTTTTCCATACGCCGCCAGGACGCTCAAAAGCAATCATTGCATCTGTAGCGTCTGATGGATTTGCTGCTGCTAATAGTTTATTAAAAGCACGGTTTTCAGGACCTTTCAATTCATCATAAAGATACGCTAACTGTTGTTCTAATGTGCAGTTCATTGGCTTTGTGTTTTTATCTTCTTGAGAACTTGCTTCGCCATATAATCTTTCTAATTTCCATAGACGTTCTCTGTTCCATTGACAGATACCTTTTGATGGCCATTTGTTAGAATCCATTACTGCTGCTCTAGGATTGCATCCAGATTCTGCTAAAAGTGCTGCACACAAGGCGCTTGTTTGAATATGAATACTGCCGCCTGATTTACCTGACTGTTGAATTCTTTCATACAAGAAGTTATATGCTTTTTGAACATTAGATCCGCCTTTAAGATCGGTCGGCGATGCTGTTGCAGCAGGACTATCATTAGAATTTGTTGTGGGTGTTGCTGTTTCTGTTGCAGAACCATCTGCACCAGGAGTTGTTGTGCTAGACGGTGCAGATGATGAGTTATCTCCTGCGCCAGAGCCACCCTTTAAAACGCCAGTAACAACTGGTTGCTGACAATCATCTCCGTCTGCAAAATACCCAACAACCCATTTGCCAGGAGCAAGTGCATGACCCCCACCTGAACTATTTGTTGGGTATACAACAAGTGCTAATGGCAAATCACCATCAGAAACATCTGTTGTATCATCCATCTTATGGATACCAAAGATACGAACCTTTACTCGGTCATTGTCCGCAATTTCTTTTACGATGCCTGTAAACCAGCGATACTTTTGAGATCCGTATAGATCATCTACTATCATTATCTAGGTCCCATTGGGTTAGTCGTAGATACCTGAGGATCATTTGATGAGAAAGTATAATCATGTTTTAATGCGAGATCTCTTGTGAAGGAATCACGGTTGATTCTAACATATGATGCACTAAGACCGCCCTGTTTCATAATAGTTTTAATTTCAGATACGATATAAAATCCGGAAAGATATTTATCTGCATCATTTAGGTTAAACCCATGAAATTCTGGCAACTCAACAAAGATCATATCACCAACACGCATGAGCAAGTTAGTATTGATTGCAATAGAAAGATCTACTTGTTGAAATGCAATGAATGACATAGCAGAACGACCAAACTTGTCTCTAAAGCTTGGTTGATTCTCATCATCATAGTTATTAATTATATATCTAATACGAGCGGACGTTTCAGGTTCTTTATACTCATCTTTTACATTTTCAATATACTCTGCAGTATTATAACCTTTGCCTGGATTGATTGTGTTGAATTCATAATCTTTATATTTTAATTCTTTTCTTGTGATCTTATAGTCATTCTTAAGCATGTTGACTTCGACTAGTTCATTCTCAAAGTAACCGCCAATGATCTTTTCAAGCGCTGAATATCTTTTGTTTATCTTCATATCATTGATGATACGAGAATCAGAAAACCCTCTAGATTCTAATTGTTGAAGTGCTTTAGGATTATTTTTAATTAATGAAACATCACCAACATAGATATACTTTTCTTTTGCTGCTGCAAGCAATGCAGTAGTGTCTTCTAAATCTCTAAAGGTAATCTTTTGTAATGCTTTGAATGTATAGTTATCTATTGTCTCATAAAACATATGAGTGTAATATTTTTCAGGATTGCTTGATACTGCATATTTACAAAACCAAGCGATTGCATCAAACGGTTTGATATTAGGCACAACTAACTTACGAACCTTGTCTGTGTCTTTGAAAATCTTTAGTTCTTTTGGTTTTGGTGTAGTTCTATTTTTGACAATATAATCTTTATATACATTCTCAATCATCTTTTCAATATCTTCATAGTATGCATGAGATACACGAGTCTTTGCATTGATGAAAGCATCATAAGATGCAAGTTCTACGATATAGGACATTGTGCGTCCATCTTTATCAATAGAAATTTCTTTTATACTACTAATGATAAATGTAAGTGTTCTATTAAATTGTTTTTGACCGGTACCTGCAGTTTCTTCACCATCTTGAACTAATTCAACTTCTACAATTTCTTCACCCGACCAAGGATAATTATCCATCAACCCAATACCATCAATGATAGCCATATCAGCTTTCATAATAGGTGAAAAGATAGATTGGTGTAAAGTAAATTCTGCAACCTGTGGCATGATAGACATCTTGTCTGTGCCATTGAACTTGGTTATAGCAACCTGTTCTAATTTTGCATTAAATGGATTATTAGAATTGTTCATTATTGAAAATTTTCTTTAATTCTCTTTTTAACTGCGGCACATATGCTTTGTTTAATACTTTAATAGAACGCTTTGCATCATTTAATTCAGTCTCATAATCATAAACATAGACAGGTGTCCATCCAGAAGTATCATCAATTAGTGAATGGGTGGTTGTAGACATAAACCACGATTTCCTATCAATATCTTCTTGTGCTTCGTTTGTTATTCCTGTATACTTATAGTGACTGATTTGACTTTGCAGTTCATATAATGATTTGCCATATTTCTTTACCATATGACGATTAAAATCTTCTGGGAACAAAGGCCAATCATAGAAAGGATCTGTGATATTGTTTGCAAAGTATATGATCCAATCTAATTGCTCATCGCCATATTCATTAAATGCAATCATATCTGGTCGCTCATAATCCTTAATGATATAAGGATAGAATACGTCCATCTTGCTTAAGATAGAAGGTAGCAACGATGCTTTTGCAATGATGTTTCTTGCATCTTTGGTTGCGTAGTTTATAGTTTTAAAATTATAAAAGAATGCCATTAGTTTTGTCTCGCATCCATTCTCTGTGATTCTGAACCCATAGGACCAGCACCAAAATCTGCTGGGAAATCTTCTGCAGTTTTGATTTGAAATTCTTTGACTGTCATTGACATCTCAATGATTGACGGATATCCGTTTCTGTAGTAAACATGTCCTGAAGGTGTAGGATTTACTTCTAAACTTTGACAGAAACTCATACCCAATGTAATGATGCCTTCTTTATCATTATTAAATTCGATAGTAAATAGGTTTGGATAATCAAGAGCAAACCCACCTAATGTAAGATTTGGATGCATTGCACGCTTGATTGTATTAATGATTGTATTTAACTTTTGTGATTGTGCTTGTGAGCGAGGAGAAAATCTCCAGTTAAATGTAAAATTTCTTAGATCAACACCATTGAATAATAATGCAGTATGAGGATTTCTTGCAAGACCTAAATTTGCTAGAGAGTTATTTTGTGCTTGTTGTGCGGCACTAGTACCTAATAAACCTGCAGCTGTTGTTCCTTTGTTACTTTTTAATAGTCCCATAACAACAGCCATATCTGCAATTGCAGGAGCAGCAGCAACAGCACCTAAACCTAAAGCAGCAGCAATTCCTCCAGCGGTACTACTAGCACCTAAACGCTCTGTTAATGTATCAGTTAATTGACCCATACTTTCACCAGAACGACCACCTGTAAGATTTCCAATTTCGCCAAGATCTGTTGCGCCAATCTGCATACTGTAATGATCATTAGGCATTGCTATAGGTAAAGGTAAAGTCAAATATGTAATAGGAACTTTCAAAAGAGGTGCATTAGGTCTAGGACGCTGATACTTATAGATGTTAATACGAGTATTAACTCCTGTATCATCTTCTAAATAATTAATTTGTGATGGTACTGCGCCTAGAGCCATTGTTGTTTCCTGATAAATATTTTATATATCTATTTATGGTGAATCTCACATGGCATACAGAGGTCCTTTTAGGCCAAAAAATCCACAAAAATATAATGGTGATCCTACAAAGATTATTTATAGAAGTTTGTGGGAACTTAGGTTAATGCGCTACTTTGATTCTCGAGATGAGATCATTGAATGGTCGTCTGAGGAAGTCGTCATTCCTTATCGCTCACCAAAGGATAGAAAGATCCATCGATACTTCCCAGATTTTGTTATCAAGACAAGAGGTGCGGATGGCAATATAAATACTATAATGATTGAGGTTAAACCTTTAGTGCAAACAAAGGAACCTGTGAATAATCCAAAGCATCCAAGAAGATACCTGAAAGAAGTTATGACCTACGGAATCAACATTGCCAAATGGAAAGCAGCACAAGAGTTTTGTGCAGATCGCAAATGGCAGTTTAAAATTATGACAGAAAAAGAGATAGGCGTATAAATGCCGTTATTTACAGATCTAGTAAGTCAAGGTCGCACAGGAATGATGAGACCTGGTTTCGTTGATTCTCGTGATTGGTATCGAGAAAAAGCAGCTGCTGTCAGATCAATCAATACAGTATCCTTGATTAACAAGCATCCAGATCAGCAGAGATCTGCAATCTTGCCTGGGTTTATGTATATGTTTGGGTATGATGCAAAGCACAAAGACACATTGCCATACTATGATCGCTTCCCATTAATCTTTCCTTTTCAAGTAACTGCTGATCACTTCATGGGAATCAACTTGCACTATCTACCATTGCAATATAGAGCACGTCTAATGGATGCTTTGTATTCAATAACAACTAACAAAAAGTTTGACGAGAAAACACGCTTAAGAATTTCTTATGATCTATTAAACTCATCTGCAAAGTATCGTTACTTTGAACCATGCGTCAAGAAATATCTTAAGTCACAACTAAAGACACGTTTTCTTCTTGTTCCTTCTGCTGAATGGGACATTGCATTATTCTTACCATTAGAAAGATTTACAGTCAACAAGAATAAGGTGTTCAAAGATTCAATGAACATCATAGCAGGAAGATAACAATGGCATTTGATACACAGGAAATCTTAAGCGCAATAGATAAGTATAAAGGGTTTCATAAGCCCTCACACTTCCTTGTGCGTATTACGCCACCAGGATTCATGGGTGCCGCATCTGCTGAATATAATAAAGACATTGAATTTCTTTGTGATGCAACAACACTTCCTGGCATGCATCTTGATTCTGTTCAAGTTCGTCCTTTAGGTTATGGGAATCCAGAATCTCGTCCGACTGATTATATCCCTAGTCAAATTCGTCTTGATTTCTTTGTAGATAATCAAGGAAAAATTCTTGAATACTTTCAAAAATGGATGGGTAACATTGTTAATTTCTCACGTGACATCCGCAAGTCATCTGACGGAACAAAGTTAAACTATTATGAATTTGCATATCCAAAAGATTATGAAGGACAAGTGCAGATTTATGTTTATGATTCTCGTGGAAATAAATTTACTGTATATACACTAGATCATGCATGGCCTTCGACATTAGGTGATTTAACCCTTGCTTGGGAAATGAATGACCAGGTTAGTAAACTGTCAGTGACCTTTGCATATAACCTGTGGCACTCAGACGCATTGCCATATAATTCACCAGAGATTCCAAAAGGATTAAATTTCCCATCATTGAGAAATAACCTGCCAGCACAAGCGCTAGATCAATCACCTTCACCTTTCCAAATACAACTTGAAGCGCAGAGAAGAGCTGCTGCTGAAGACGCTAAAGTAAAATAATATTATTATATAACATGGAGTCTATGAAATGGCACTACCCAAAATAACACATCCTGTGTTTAAGATCACTATCCCTTCTACAAAGAAAACATACGGGTTTAGACCTTATACTGTTAAAGAAGAAAAACTTCTTTTATTCTTGAAGGATAATGATAATATTTCAGAAGTTCTTGATACGATTAAACAGATCATCAATAACTGTTGTGTAGAAGAAATTGATATATCAAAACTATCATTGTTTGATATTGAATATATGTTTATCAAATTGAGATCTCAATCTGTAGGTTCTGTTATTGAGTTGGTATATAGAAAAGGCGAGCAGAAAACAGAATTTGTTGTTGATTTAAGCCAGGTAGAAGTTAAATTTCATCCTGAACATGAAACAAAATTTATCATCTATGACAACATCGGCGTTGCTATGAGTTATCCAACATTTGAGTCAATGCTTAGATTAGAACAAGCACAAACAGATAACATAGACGATGCAATCTTTGATATGTTTGTTGATTGCATTGATAATGTCTTTGATGATAATAAGGTGTATACTGAATTCACTAAAGAAGAAATGTCTGAGTTTATTCTTTCACTGCCAAGAGAATGTATTGATAAGATCAAGAAATTCCTTGACACGATGCCAGTCCTAGAACACAAGCAAACAATCAAATACAAGGACGGGTCGACTGAAGAAGTTGTGCTGCGTGGGTTAAAAGATTTTTTTATCTTCTGATCGGGTATTCTGATATTCCGATCTATTATAAAACTATCTTTTCTTTAATTCATCATCATAAATATTCATTAACTGAAGTAGAGAATATGTATCCTTTTGAGCGAGATATCTATGTTGATATGATTATCCAGCATATCGAAGAATTAAAGGCAAAGCATAATGGCTAAAGACCAATCAGATGTTCTTAAAGAACTCATCAAACAAGCTAAAGACCCAAAAGTCGTTGAGCAAGCAAAGCATGCTTTAGCAGAAATGTCTCAACGAAAGGCAGAAATTTCTGCACAAATTGGGGGTTCATTAGGAGCAGCTGAAAAATTAAAGGAAGGTGCATCTTCTGTAAAAGATGATAAAGTAGCTGTAGACATTAAAGATCTTTTAAAAGAGACAAAAGATCAATCAGTGAGCCTTAAGAGTCTAGTTAAACTAAATCAAAAATCAATTGAAGATAATTCTGAACTATTTGGTCGTCTTGAAAAAACGATGAGTTCTTTGCTTGATAGCATACAGGAACAAGGTAGAGATAGATCGACAAATCAACCGCCAAATGCTTCAGGATTTTCTAGATCAGTTAATGAAAAATCCCCAGGAAATAATCCTCCTAGCAATAATCCTGGATTTCAAATGCCAGACCTTGGGGGGTTTAGAAGAAATATAGGAAACGGCGCTGCAGGAAATGCAGGTAGAAGTTTAGGTTCTCGTTTGTTAGGTGGGTTGACTAGCGCTCCTGCATTAGGTGCGATGGCTTATGGAGCACTAGGTTATGGTGTACTAAATGGCATTGAAGAAACAGGTAAAACACCTGAAGGTGCTAAACAAACTACTCAAAATATAATGGGCGGATTAGATCCGTCAGGCATGAATACAAAGATCGGTCAAGTGGACATGACTGATGAAGAACGTGCTATAGAAAAAAAGAAACAAGAAAAAGAAAAAGAACAATTGAAAGATGCGCCTTGGTATACAAGATTATATGGAATTGGTGCGGCAGAACATATCAAAAATAAAGATACTATTGAACAGCGTGACAAAGCTCTTGAAGAAGGTATCGGGCGTGATCCTCGTGCAACTGTAGATCCAACAGAAACACCTGATGCTAATTATCAAAGAATATTAAAAGAAAAAGAAAAAGAAGATCAGGACAAGGCTGCAAAAGAAGCAAGAAAACCAAACATGGGCAATGTTGCTCCGGGTGTCACACCTGACATTGATATGGGTTTCCAAATTACAGGTAGAAAGGAATTTGATCCTGCTCTTGTAAATAAAGAAGCACAAACACCTGGCGTTACTCCTGATATCACTGGTGTAATGATGCCTGCTAAAGAAACAGGTAGAGGATTATTCAGTGATATCGGTGATAAAATAAAAGGTGTTGCTAATGAGGTTCAAGATGCCTATCATAGAGGCAACAGAGGGACACTTGAGGGTCAAAATTTATACAAGAAGTCATTAGAAGAATGGCGTCAGATGGGCGGCGAAGATTCTGATACTGAAGGCTTTATGGATTATTATGATCAAAAGCAAAAAGAAGCGTATAAAACAGGAGCAACGACTTCTGGAACAGAGATGATTACGGCTTCTAGAAATTATGAAAAGAACGTAACTCAAGAAGGCGGAAAAACATCATCAACTGATACTATGAGATCGGGTGTTGCTTTAGAAAAATCATTATTTGGTAGCACTGCACTTGGTTCGTTGGTTGCTGAAAAAGGATTGGAAACAGGAAGTTTCTTGGGCACTGGATCTGATTACCAAACTACACAAGATGAAAGCGGCAAAGAAGCATCCAAAAGCAAAATGACTGAGCTTTATGGTAAAAGAATATCAGGTGGGTTGCTCGGCGCAGACAAGCATGAGATACTTGAGATTAATGGTGCAGATGTTATTACAACCGATGTTACTAAAGCAGTATACCACGATATTCGAGAACTTGTGAAAGACGGTAAGATAGATGAAGCATCAAAGAAACTACAAGAATTCAAAAGGTTCATGCAAGAAAGCAATGCAAATGTAGGTGTCACAGCAATGGGTGATACTGGTAGCATGGATGGTGCTATAGGCAAAGCAGAAGCAACAGTAGCACCTGCTACAGAAGAAAAGAAATTTGATATTGGCACAATTACATCAAAGCAACTTGAAGGTGAGAATCAAGATTATACCAAAGACATTGCACCTGACGATACGCAGACAAATGCTGTTATATCTAAACTTGCAGAGATGTTTAATATGAAAAGCGCTGAAAAAGCAGCAAGCGATGAAGGTAATAAAGCGCCAATCATTGTAAATAACCAAGGCGGCGATACAATCAATAATGTAACGAATAACACCGCCGGTGGTTCTTCCGGCGGTGCTGGTAGTCCTTCTAGAATGCCAGGTCCATGGGATGCATTGACACTAGGTAGATCGTGGGAAGCTTATCCTTAATCTTTTGCAAGATTCTTGAAGAATGAAAGATCCTCATCTTCATCATCAAACGCAGATGCTGCTGTTGCCGCAACAGGCGCTGCTGCTGCTTTGAACACAGGCGCAGATGCTGCCTCTGGTTCATTCATTGGCGAGTAAGGAGTGTTTTCAGAAACACCAATCGCCTTTTCGAGACGACGCTTCAACTCATCATATGTCTTGAAGTGCTTCTTATCAAGCAACTCCTGCAATGAATATTCAGAATCCCAAATCTTCTTCAATACTTCATCATCATTTGATACGGGTGAAACAGTATCAAATTCTGACTTGTCATAGTTACGATATCCTTCGACCTGACGAATCTTCAACTTGAAGTTTGCACCTTCCCACAGATCAAATGGGTTCTTTGCTGTCTCGTCAGAGAATTCAGGATTCATTGCCTCATTCAACTTGTCAAAGATTTTCTTGCCATACTTGAACAGGAATACTTTGCCTTCGTTTTCTGGACGAGTAGGATCCTTAACTACAAGAATGTTTGAGAAGTATGAAAGACGACGCTTTTGCTTGCGAACCAAATCTTTGTTTGATTCCATGCCTGTTGCCCACAACTTTGAGTTGTATTCAGAAACAGGATCAGGTTGACCAAATGTAGTCAACGACTTCTCAATATACCAACCACCTGGGCCTTGAAAACCATGATCCCAGATACGGACAAAAGGAACATCTTCACCAGAAGGCGCAGGAAGGAAGCGAATAACAGCATAACCATTACCTGCTTTGTCTACGTCTGGTTTCCAAAAGTTATCTTCTGAATCCGCTTGATTGTTTGTTGATTGATTGAGTTTCGAAAGTTCCGCATTAAGTTTGTCGAATGATGACTTGCGGGTTTCTTTGAGTGCTTCGAATGAATTAGTCATAGTTTAGTTCTCCATGTTGTATAACGATGTATGATTATGTTTGTATATTAGTATAAACGATGTATTATGTCAACTAGAATCGACATATACTTATTTATTTAAATAGGTAACCTGGCAGATCCACGTTTAACCATCTTTAAATTCTCTGCTTCAAGTTGAACTTTGTGCTTGATCACTTGATTTTGTTTGATGATTGTAGCAACTGTTTCAACTTCGAGGTTGTTTCTCTCGCAGTACAAAACAATTGCTTCAATATATTCAATATTCTTTTCTTTCACTATCGTCTCGATTTCCATTATAAACTCTACGGACGATTTTACATTATTAATTTTCATTTGTATTCACTTATTCCATATTATACAGTTTCAATAGTTCTAACAGAAGTTATACCTTCTACCACAGTAGTATTTACATAATTTTCTAAATCTGCATTATTTCCCGATGAAATAACTTCAAAGTATTTTTCTTTATTTGTCCATAAGACAGTTTTAGTCATAATTAAATTGTCATCGCTTAAGGTGGCTAAGACAGTATAATCTATATTTAATCTTGAAGGAAACAAATTATTTGCGCTAGGAGTATAATTTTCTCCAGGCCAAGCAATACTGGTATTAGCACGAGTTGTAATTGTTGTTATTTTAACAGGCATTAAAATCTCCATAAGTAAGGGGACAAGTTTCCTCATCCCCTATTTATAGATTTACTTCTTATCAATAAATGATTTGAGATCTTCTGCTAAGAAAACAATATCCTCTTTAAGCGGATACTTCAATTCTTTGATTGCTGCTTCTCGCCATTCAGCATTTTGAATTTCACGAGCTTGCTCCAACTTCGCATAATATTCTGCTTGAAGTTGATTTTGTGCCATATTTAGCAATTCCATACGGATTTCGAAAGGTGTTTTTGTCATAATAGTTTTCCTTATAAGTGTTTGTGTTTGTTGTGTGTGGGAGGATTCTGTTTCCAAGCTCCTCCCGGGGCTCATGCTTACGCCGCTAGGCGGTAAGCGATAGGTGCATTATCGTTTGCATCTAATACGTTTGCTTCTGTCTCGATCTTGTTTTTATTACACCAGTCGATCCTATTTCGCCCCCATCAAAGATACACCGTCCTTACGACGCCCCAAATTAATTGGCTCCAGTAGTTAAGAACGACTCAGCGGTCTTATCCGGTGTATCCATGGTGGAGGCGCCGGGTACTGCCCCCGGGTCCTCAGTGTCTATTCTACTAGATGTCATCAACATCAGCATATTATTTATACGATATTTGTTCTTAAATGTCAACTTGTTTTTGTTTCAAATACTTGTTTATTTGATATCTTTTAAAACTTGCATCAAAATCATCTGCATAGAATAGATTTTTTATTTCTATATCTCTACCCAAATACTTATCTTTAGTATGTAGTTCAGGATTAGTATCATTCCATTCTTGTCTATGAATTTTATTTAAAATAACAAATCCTTTATTATAAATCCTTAAGTTTTCTTCATAACAATATTTTTTAGCAAGCCACATCGTTTCTTTAGAATTGCAAAGATCATCAACAAGCAACACAGGAAGATTCGGATCAACAATGCCTTCCATTCTATTTAGCAAACCATATGTTTTCTTTTCTTTTCTGATACTAAAAGAATTTACATCCAAATCAAATGCTCTTGCAGACATAGTTAATCCAACAATAAGTGGCGTAGAACCTGTTTCTAATCCTGATATCTGAAAAGGTTCTTTTGTATATTCTTCATAGAACATGTCCCAAAAAAGCATACCAACATAGTTTAAAAATTTTGCATTGAATAGTCCCCGTCTCATATAGTATTGAGATCCATATTCATCACCCTCTTTCCTGCCGGGTAGAAGTTTTTCTTTTGCAGGATTAATTCTTACGAGACATTTCTCATTGATATATTCTCGTAACCAATTCATCATATATTGTTTAGCATCATCCTGTAAAATCATATTTCATACTTCTCTTTATAACGTTTTCTTGTTTCTAATAACTGTGGGACATAAGCATCACGTTTCTGAATGAATACTTGAGGATACATCTCATCATCAACACCAATTATGATTACTGTCTGTGAAATAGGTGTTCCTGTTCTTTCCTCATACATGATTGCATAAGCAGATGCTTGCATTAAGTATCCTTTGATATAATCGACTTCTTTTAACTTTGTCGATGTCTTGAAGTCGATGACTGATAGTTTGCCATCATATTCTGCAATCAAGTCAACTGTTCCTGCAAGTTCTAAGTAATCAGAATATAGTCTTTCTTCTTGCATGTGAATATTATCAACATGCTCATCTAAGACACGTTTAATCTGATTGAACATCTCGAGGTCTTGATAAACATAATCCTTTTTGATAAGAGGAATATTGTCTACATAATGCTCACACATCTCATGGATGCGGGTGCCTCGACTCGTTGCTTTCTTTGAGATACGATTTACTTCTTCATCGCCAACACGCTTTCGCCAAGCAGCAATTGATACTTTCGACTCATCACCAATAACTGTTGTGATTGAAGGATAGATAACACCGGAAGGGGTTTTATATGTCCTTCCGGTGTCTGAATTGATCTGTTCTAATTCTTCAAAAATAAATTTGTTAGAGAGGTGCGTGAACAGCTTGGGTTGCGGGATAGCCGCCATAGGATCCATAAGATATATTCACTTTTTCATGTTGTTTGTTTTCAAGGATAGTTTTCTTAATAATAAAATCTTTAACAAGACCCGATCTAACGATGTCTTCAATCTGAAACTCGATACATGAGAAATATTTTGTCATGTTGTGCAAGATTTCCATGAAACTAAAGATACCTGACTTCTCGTCGCTATACTTTAGATCTGTCTGTCTATAGTCACCACAGAAGATGATTCTTGAGTTGTTTCCTGTTCTTGTGATGATAGTTGATAGTTCTTGGAATGTCATGTTCTGACACTCATCAATAATAACAATACTGTTATCAATTGTCAACCCCCTAAGGAAAGAAGATGTCTGAAAATCAATCAGTCCTTTGCTTTTGAGAACTTCATAGGCATCTCCACGACCATAGAGCTCGGCGCAGATCGCTTGATATGGGAGCTCATAAATCTTTGATTTTTCCTTAATCGATCCTGGTAAGAATCCCATGTCTCGAGATGGGACGACTGATCGGATGATAGTGATGTTGCGATACGATTTAAAATTTTCAATCTCTGATAGTGCGAGAAAGAGAGAGATGTATGATTTACCTGTGCCTGGTAGTCCGTGGATGAGTAAGTTTTTTCCATTACTAAAATCTCTAAAAACGAGTTCTTGGTTACGAGTAATTGGTTCAATGTCTTTTAGGATAAATGTTATAGGTTTCTTCTGTTGTTGATCCTCATTGCGCTTCTTTTGTTTTTGTTGTCTTTTTTCTGAGCGTGAGATTCGTTCCATTTAATATCCTTGTTATGAATTTACCAGGTATTAATAGTATTCCTTCTTGCACTTGCTTTCTTCACTCTCTTTAGCACATCACGAAAGCCCGCATCAGGTTTTCTCAAACTGAGACGAGTTGGGTCTGCAATTGCAGGAGCTGTTACTACTTGTTCGAGGTGAGGGTTGATTGTAATAAAGTTATCAAGATCTGCTATAGGCATAGAGATAATAACCTCTTCCTTTAGTTTCTTGTTGTAGAAAGTATAATTAGGCATTTACTGTAATGCCTTTCATTTCCCAATACTTTTTAATGTCATTAGGATTCTTTGCACTAAGCCCCATTGATTGCATCTCTTGTTCTACAAGATCGAGCATTGTTGGCTTATCATGCTTTGGACTAAAATATTCATCAAGCATAGGTGTCAAAGGCTTATCCCAAAGCTGTTGTTGATTAGTCATTTTTAATCCTTATATATCAGATATGTTCCAAGAAAATATTTGTCATTGTTTAAGCATGTTTCTCCTGCGTGAAGCCAAGGCCAAAGAGGAGGAAATATAAGAAGTTTACCTTTTTTAGCTTTGACTTTCTTTCCTGTTAAATTAAAAGATAAATCTCCACCTTCAAAGTCATCATTTAAATTTATACTAAATGATAGAATTCTCTGTGAATTAGCTTTACTCCCAACATCTACATGTGTTGCATGTTGACCAATATTAGGAGCATATTTTTTTATCCGAATTGATTCATATGCATTTGATTGAGGTATTTGTTCTGGTCGAATTCCCGTATCTAACTTATATACATCTAATTGATATTGTAATCTTTGATATATAAATGAAACCTCATCTTTAAATTCTGAGTGAAAATTTATATCAATCCTATTACATGTGCAAGAAACACAATGACCTTTACACCCAGAATTTTTCCTTACTTCTTCAAAATTATTATCTAAAACATAATTGAATTTATTTACTAAAGAATCACAGAAATTGCTTGTTAAGAAATTGTCATATTCTCTTGTATAATAATCTAACGATATCACTCGTTGTTTCCTCTTAATTTCATAATTGCACGATCTACTGCTTTTGGTTCATGCTCACGAAGTGCTTCGATTGCATCATGGATACCTTCACGATATCCAACCCAGTTATAGAAAAAACTTACAGCTGCAACTAATGCTGTATAACAAACTGTGAACCAAACTTCGTCAGACATTTTAAATTTCCTCGTATTCGATTAAGGCATTTACATTTTTAGTTTTAAGCGCATTTTCATAGTTTCGATATCGCTTGTGGTTTTGGTCACGTTTAATATCTTTGATAGTCACATTTTCTTCATCCACATAGAAATTATTAAAAGATTTCTTTTTACTCTTAACATCAAACTTGTGATATTTTGTAACTTTAGTCATGTAGGAAACATCTCCGGAAACGCTGCGATAACAACATCTTTAGTTAACCCAGGATATGGGCTTTTCTTATCCTTCATCGCTAGAAGAAGGTCTGCATCCTCAGGCGCAACAGCCTGTAGAATCTCGATAAACAATCTTTCTCTCTTTACTTGATTGATATTTTCGGTGCCCGGCGCACCTTCCATAAAGATATAGAGACGCCTTACTTCGGAGTAAAGCATGTTATGCTCATTGAATTGGGAATAGTTGAAAGGAGGATTGCCTTCAGGAAGGGCAAATTTTACTTCAGGATGGAACATCAACTGAAGGACTTTTTTTGTTGCTTCATCACAGTTTTGCTGTAGAGCAATGATACGTTCTTCTTTTTTCTTAAATTCAGCACAGCGTTTCAATAGTTCAGACATCGCCATTTTTGCCATTAGAAATCACCCACGTTTTCCATCATATGTTTCAGTTTGTATTTAATAAAGTAGTTAAACAACTTAGAACGGTCCTTGCCTGCTTCTTCGTTATATTTATTTAAGATCGCTTCGCTAATGTATGATGGAATGCAATCAAGATCAACAATCTGTTGGTTGCGAAGGAAATTTCTTGTGACTAAGTATTCTTTCGAGATCCAAGCAGCATCGATCTTTTTCTGAGTCAATGGTTTCTGACGCTTATCCTCGACAACAAAGACATCATCATCTGATAGGATGTTTGGAATGCCGTCACCAGAATCACCCTTCATAATATGCTCGAACAAGTAGTAAGAAGGATTGTCATGACTGATCGCTTTCTTACGAACTGGATCATACTGCTTGACGTTAGGATACTTCTGCAGCTGCACGAAGTCCTTATCACCTGACAGAATCATAATCTTCTGCTCTAGGTTATTCTTAACCAGTGTTGCAATGATATCATCTGCTTCTGCAGTCTCCACCTGAATGACACGGTAAGGAAAGAACTCCTTGATCTCAGAACGGATATTGTTGAATGACTCAAAGATCATTGTCCAATCAAGTTCTGACTTGTCTCGTGCCTTCTTACGGTTTGCTTTGTAATAGGGGTATACTTGTTTACGCCAGTAGTTGCGGTCATCACATGCGATAACAATCTCACCATACTCATCGCCAAACTTCTGCTTGTAGGTTCGAATAGAATTGATGACCATATGTCTGAACAGGCCTTCGTCCAGAGGAATATTTGTGTGGTTGCCAATCTGTGCCATTAGATTGGATATCATTACTTGGTTGAAGTCCACGATAATCATTTTAAAAGGTTTCCAAAGTTAATCTATATTATTAATATATAGACTCTTGTTTAATTAATCAACCGTTGCTTTTTCTTTTTGTTTGTTTTTGTCTATTTCTTTTTGCGCTTCTGGCGTAATAGAAATAATACTTTCAGTAATGTCATGGAAATTGTGTGCTAATTTCTTGTAACGATAAACAACTGACTTGATTGCTTCTTCTAGAAATACTATATCTTTAATCTGTGCTTCGTCATTATTTCTAGGATACATATTATAGGAGGAAAGCACTTGCATCACAACATCGAAGGCATCTTCTGCAACTGAGTCACAGTATTCTGTTCTTACTTCTATCAACCTATCCATTGCTTCTTCATGCGTTGATGGAAAGGATTCTTCTGACTGTGTTGGGAATCTGATTAGGTTTTCTGTCATATGATTCTTTCTTTTTCTATGACCACAAATTTATTTATGAACATAGAAAAGTGAAGGGATTAACCCTTCACCGCTTTCAGGAGGACTGTAGCCTCGTTGAGTCGTGCTGTGATAGGCAGATCCATTTCTGCTGCAAGTTTACGCAAGATGATCTTGCCACCAGCAGTGACCTTCTTGATCTGCTCATCTGTCTTTCGACCAATACGCATTGACTTAGATGTCTTCTCGTCATAGTTAGTGATTGCCTGACGATTGACACCAAATCCTGCACGATCCTTTGCAATGAACACAGAAAGAATCTTATACTTCGAGTTGAATACCCAGAGTTCTTGAGCACCGAGGATCGATTCTGGGTTGATAGATGCGATCTTATGATCCTTCGATTCTTTTTGATACTTGAAGAACTGCAAGATCTTTGCAGAACTAGGTGCTTTCGTCTTGCGTGGTTTACGCACTTTCTTAGTAACATCACTATAGCGCTCAGCATCATTGACAATCATGCCAAAGAATTCTGCACGCTTGCGGATGTCTGCTTTTGACCAGTTCTCGTATCCATCGAGAGAACCATCCTGACCCTTTGGGATCAATGCAAGACGCATTTCTGTCTCGATAGGACGATAGAAGTCAGCGATCTTCGATGCATACATTGCAGGAATCTCATTCTTCTGCAACCAGTCATACAAAGAGAATGTTTCGCCTGAGTCAATCAACGACTCAATCTCACCCACAATATTATGGGAGCGATCTTTGATACGATCTTGAATAGACGGTTTAGCAGCCGCCTCGCTGACCTTCTCTGTTGGTTCTTCGTAGGCTCCAGCAGCATCTGCAATATCGCTATTGACTTTAGCACGTTCTGCATCTGTCAACTCACGCTTCTGGTTTGATGCAATACGGCACAACCAAGCAGAAGTATATGGTATACGAGCGTCCGAGATACGACTGATCGTCTTGATCATGCTCTTATCTGAGGCAAAGTAGTCCTTCATATACTGCTTTGCATCTGAGGCATCACACATGTTATGATACCAAGTGAATGCTCGCATCATATCAATCTGAGTGACGATCTTAATAGGCTCTTCGCCGAGATACTTCCGATTGACGAGATACGTCTCAGAATGTGTCTTGCGTTGAACCTTCTTTGTCTTAACTGATAACAATGACTTTGCCATCATGTTGTCCTTTTTTATTATGCGAAAGGAATGAAATTATCGTTTTCGTCTAATTCAAAACATTCATCAAAACGTTGCAAAATTGCATCCATTTTTTCATCGTTTTCTGCGATACGTTCCAAATTGTCCAACAAATAATCGATTTGCGATTGTGTCAAAACGATTGCAAATTTTGTGTTTTCGTTTGTCATGTCATATCTCCTATGTGTTCCTATTATTTAATCTAGCATATTATAGGAATTATGTCAACCAAAAAATAAAAAGATTTTTTTAAAAAACCTGGTTGACATTATTTTAAAAAGATCGTATATTTAATTATAGGATGAATTGAAGGAATAAAAGATATGACTCGTTACAACAGCTTCGTTAAGTTCTTCGACCTGGATGGCAAAGTCCGCTGGACCAACAACCAGGAAGCCGCTATGTTGATTATAAAGAAACAATACTATGTCCAGAATATTATGGCTCTCCGTAGCCTCGAAAAGAATCTTTCTGGGTGGGCTGGAACAGAAGCAGCGCTTGATAACATCCAAGCAGAATATGTAAAATACAACAAAAAAATCATTTCTGCTAATCGCAAGATGGAACGTGAAGGTTGGTCTTCAATCTCTAACGAACAGTTTGAGCGTGTCTACGGAAAATAAGGAGAGCAAAAAATGTATGATGATGGCGTAGAAGATGATGATTACACAGTGACAGGTTGTGATCCTGAAGAATATGAGGATGATGGGCAACCTTCTGAGATGGATGAGTGGTTAGATTTTGACCCAGATTGCTAAGGAGAAAGAAAATGACTGTATATGTGTTGACTGCTGGTACGCAGTATGAAGGTGAAGATCTGGTTGGTGTCTATGCGTCTTTGGAAGAAGCGCAAGCTGCATCAGTATCGTATGCCGCTCGTTCTGAGTCTGATGACCGCACAGATGGGTTCTGTGCAGGAGCAGACTATTACAGCGTTTATTGCGTAGAGGTTGGTCGTCCTGCCCGCTGGCACGGAGACGATCAAGTTGTCTGGTGTTCGGCGGCATAAGTAT